CGATGACGCAGACGCCGTGACCTTGCCGTCTAGATCTTTGATGCTGGTGGTGTTCTGATTGACCTGAAAGGCCAGGCCATTGGCGGTTTCGAGGATCTCGCCGATGTCCTTCCAGTAGGCCGGGTTGGGCGGCGGTGTATCGCGTGGTACGTCCTGAAGCGCTTGATAGATGTGCCGTCCTTCGCGGGCGTTTTCGCCGGTCTTGTAGGTCAGCTTTGGATCGTAGATGAAGGTGTCGACCAGGCCTTCGACCTTGTCGCCCAGCTCTTTGACCTGCTCAGCTAGCTCCTTGACCGAACCCGGCCCATCACCGGTGATGAGCTCAATGTCCTTTCTCAGCTCTGGGTAAAGCGCGCCCGTGCCGATTTTCCCCGCAAAGTACTTCTCGTACTCCGTCTGGTCCGAACTCGGCTGGCCATTGACCCCGAACTTCTCCGGAAACCACGGCCCGACATTGCCGGTGCGGTCCACCAGTCGCGCCCAGAAAAACAGACTGGTCCCGGGCACGATGTTTTGCAGTTCGTGCCGGGCCTGCGGGTAGGCAAAGTCGCCGAGTTTGGTAGCGCCTGCCAAGTTGTTGGCCGTGCTCTGCCACAGTTCGGTGCGCTGGGTGTCTTCGGCGCCCGGCGGGAAACCCCAGTTCAGGCGGATGCCGTAGACCAGGCTTTCTGTGGTCAGGTGTGTGATGGCAGGCGGCAAGCCTTCCTTGCCTTTCAATTGCGTCAGTTGCGAGTTTCTCCAGATGGACGAAATTTCAAATGCACTGACCGCACGCACCCGAGCCAAATAAGCGCCAGCGTAAATACCAGGTACCTCAACACTGGATGAGCCGGTGCGCTGCACCTTGATCCAGTTGCCATTGTCTTTACGCCACTCCACGTCATAGGCGACAGCGCCGGGGACCGAATCCCATGCGATGGTCATGGTCGTTACAGCAAGCCCTTGCGCGATTGAAGTGCTGGACGTCAGGGTAACGCTGGCCGGTGCTGGCACAACCGTAATTGGGATCACGCTGATGGGGCGTTCTTCCAAACGCGCACCGGTGTCGATGTGCGCAAACTTGCTTGGATTGAACTCCAGAGCAGTGATTTCGTACTCACCCTCAGTCGTGCGAGCAGTCTTCAGCACTCGATACAGCTGGATAGCTAGGTCGTCAGCATCTATAGCCCACTGAAGTTGCGGCTCAGGCGTGACGCTGTACGGTGTTGTCACTGTTACGTCACGACCACTTACAAGCTCAACGGTACGAGCTTGGGCGCGCCCATTTGGCAGGTTGATGATGAGGCGGTCGCCCGTCTTGACTTGAGTATCTCGATCAAGTTTCACGACGCGGCCAGCAGCAGCCGAGATTCGACCACCATTTGGGCGGCCGGCAATAAGCTCGTCGGCTACTGGTATCACGTACCCAGGCAGCGGGATGCGCCCCTCCATACCAGTTTTGAAGGTAACAGTGCGATCCTGGTTATTACTGAGCAGAATCCACTTACCGCGACGCTGAGCCTCCGACGCCCGAGTGCAGCCTATTGCTGATATCTCAATCGGGCGATCTCGGAAACGCTTCTGTAGAGCGAGGTCTGTTACAGGTATGACGTCGGTATCATAGCTGTTTGCAGGGTTGTCATAGCTCACCAGGGCGCGGCTGTAATGTGTGTCTTTCTCTGCTCCGCCGTAAGTGAACTCCCCATCAATGACGTTCGCTCTTGTGAATACATAATCAATGTCCTGCGCGCGCGGCATATCTGCCTGCATGCCCAAAGCACCTTGAGCCCAATAAGTCATACCCCGGTAGATTGCTGCCAGGTCTCGCAGGATCACCCACGCCTCAGCCTTTCCCTGCAGGTTTATGTCGCAGAGAAATCTAGGCTCTTGCCCTCCCACGCCGTCCGGAACTAGCTGATCGCAATACTGGGCGATGCGGTACATCTCCCATTTGTCGACCATCCAAGGCTTGATACGCTTGCCAAGACCAAAGCGCTCTTCGACGCAAAGGCCGTAGGTCACAAATGCAGGGTTGTTGGTCCACGCTTGCTTAAAGGTGCCGTCCCATACGCCGCTATAAGTACGCGACGACGGATCATAGTTGGTCGGCACCGGCCATTTGCGAGCCTTGCACTTCACCGTCACCGCGGGAATATTCTGGAACTGCTGTGCATCGAACTCAACGTACAGCAGGGCCGTGTTCGGGTAGCGCAGCTTCCGATCAATGATCTCGGTGTAGCCCGCAATGTTCATCGTGTCAGCGATAGTGCCGGAGTTCTGGTTCGGGGTCAGCCGGCGGACTCGCACCATCCAGCCAGAGGTAGACTTCGGCAGATCAACGCGAACGGACCGCTGATAACCATTGGTGGTCTTCCCATCCACCGCGCCGAACTGTAGCTGCTGATATGCGCCGCCATCGGTGGCCACATCGATCGCGTACTCAATGCGGTATCCGTTGGTATTGCCGCTGCTATCTTGGCTGGCCAGGCGCGGCCAGCTAAGCCTTAGGCGCACAGCTGACAATTGAGTATTGCTCAGCGCCCTAGCCCAGGGATTGTCGCTACGCAACTCGACATTGACGGACGTTTCGTTCTCGATCGCCGGAATGCCAGAGATGTAAGACTGCTCGATGCTGCCCGGCCGCCATTCCCACTTCACGTTGGTGAAGTTGTAGTTGCCACTGGCGTCTTGGATCGGCGTGTTGTCGAGGAAGATGTCGCGCGCCGTAGGGGTTCCTTCGAATTCACCCTCGCCAACAGCGATAAGTATCTTCGCAAGGTTTGTAGACTGAAGGCTGTCCGGAGCCTCTACTGGCGACTTCGGCTTGCTCTCGCCACCCTTCGCGCCGTGAATATCCAGCCGCTGTGCTGCGCCCATACTTTCCTCCAGGCATAAAAAAACCGCCTCAAGGGCGGCTTGTCTGCTGCGTGCTATTTACGTTTTGTCTTCGGCGTAGATCGATGCCGAGATGATTGCCCCGCCCCACCGGCGATCGCCGATACAGATAGGCACTGGATTGCCACTGGCCGTGGTGTTCTTCGCTGAGCCAAACGCATACGAAGGTAGATTCTCCGGGGCCGCGCTTTGCGACAGGCCCTTCGCTTGAGGGCTCAGCATTTGGATTACGCCGCCAGCCACAAGCGCGATGCCGGCAGGTGCCAGCGATGGAAACCAGACACTTGCCACAAGCAAAACGGCACCAATAACAGTTTGGAGAATGCCGCCTCGCTTACTACCCTCTACCACCGGCACGATCCGAATCTCTTTTGCGCCTCTTCGACCAAGCTCGTCCGCCCCAACGTTTTTACCGTTCCTAAAAATAGCAAAGCGCATTCCTAAGCGGTCGAGTCTTTTTATTTCCTCCTCGAATCCCGCTAGAGTCGCTTTCAGCGCACGGAACACTTCCAAGCCAGATCCTGAATCTATCTGCCTGCGATGCAGGCGGCCAAACTTCTGCGCAAGCGAACCTGAGAGCTTTATGTCGGTCATCGGTGCGTAATGCGCTGCTGTTACTGCCATACTTTCCTCCAGATAATAAAAAACCGCCCTGAGGCGGCTTAGATAGAGCATGTATTTATAGGCACGATTTAACCGCAGACTCGATACCGGATCGCCCAAGCATCGCAGACCATGGCATTCGCTGTCGCAAAGTCACAGAGCTGCCATCAGCGGTTTTTCTAATATCAAGAAGCTCGTCTGCCATATTGTTACTTGCGACCCATAACCGGTATCCAGACTCAGTCTCAACCATGGACGAATCGGTTCTGGCTGACTGCCATTTCGGGAACACGCAGAGTGCATACTGCTTAGGGTCTTTCTTGGTGCTAGCCGCAATACTTGGCTTATTGCGTTCCAGGTCGGACGGAGAAACGCACCCCGCCAGCGCAACCAGGGCAAGCGCCCCAATGAACAATTTCATGTCGTTCCCTCGTTGAGATATGGCAAGACTTTATCACCAACAAGGGAGCAACACGAAAGCCCCGCATGGGCGGGGTTCTTCGGGTTCGTGAATAGTCAGTTCAACTGAAGCGTGTGCTGACCATCGTGCTGGAGGGCAATGATTTTTCCTTCAAGGCCGGGCTTCTTGATCTGCCAGCGGCGTAACGCCCTACCCGCAAACCGAGCCATCCCTTTTTCTTGCTGGTACTCGAGCATTAGATGATTACGTCGGCTCTCGAAGGAAAGCGCACGATTCCTAAGCTCGCCAGCCATCCAGTTGAAGGCGTTGATGTACTTTATCTTCATCGCGGTGGCCGAGACGCCAGTGAATGCCATTACCAGCATAACGAAACCGTCTTTAGTCATTTCGAAAACGCACCTGGCCTTTCCTCGGGCATCCACCGAATCTCGCTCCTCAAAGTTGAGGAGCCAAAAGTCGGGAGGGCAATCCTTTTTCAATTGCCGGATGGCCCTGACTACGTTGTCATGGCGCTTCTTGAAGTACTTAGAAACCTTTAGCGAAGTGGTCATGATGTCCCCGCCTTCGCACATGACCATTTTTTGAAAGTCTTCATCGCCAATGTTGAGATCAGTCATGCCGCCACCTCTGCACACATTGCGCTCGCGGCGCCAGGATTGAAGCCATCCAGCGGCATCAGGCTTTTCTCGCTTACCGAGTAGCGCTTGCCCTCAACCAGCATCAGCCAGTTTTCTTCGATCTTGCGGATCAATTGGCCGGAGCGACCGACCAGATTTGGCCGCTCCGGGGAAAGGATCAAGGCGCGGCCGCCAGCTTTGAGGGTGAAGTTCATGCGGCTGCCCTCGCCTTTGGGGTCTTCACCGCATAACGATGCGGCTCTTCAGCCACCCGTCCCATGCCGGTCACAAAGGAGCTGAATTCGCGCAGCTTGTTGCGATAGGTTCGAAGCTCCCACCATGCACCTTCAATGTCGAAGCCGGCCTGCTCAAGCTCCCAAAGAAGCTGTTTGTAGTGGTCAACTAATCCCGGACACGACGTTAAGTTTTTTCTCGGCCTGAGCCGGCGTTAGCCCGCCATTAAATTGATGAGGCCGTATCCAGTTGTAGCGATGCATCAAATAATGACTGATG